AGCCGCGTAACCCGCGTTTGCAAGCGCACGGCCGATCGCTGAAGTCTCACAGTTTTCCAGTGCAGAAGTTGAATTAACACCGCGATCAGAAATGCTCTCACTAGCAAGTCCAGTCGCACACGGTTTCGCATCGGCTTCCGTTTTAAATAATTCAGCACTAACAATGTATCTAGTGTCTGAGGCCTGTTCAAGTTTTGTTGCCACTCTTCCATCTGGGTAATCCTTCCACCATTTTTCTAGTCGGCTCTCGACTGTTTCATAATCTGCTAAGTTAAATGCCATTAGTCTTTCCAATCATCGGTGTCGTCTTGCATAGCGTCTGTAATGCTTTTACCGATTGATAGGTAGGCGATTGCATCTTCGTAATTGTCAAGGTACGCAGGATCTTCAGCTTGCCGGCTGATCTTGACCAACGCCATACAAATTGCAGCTTCGTTTGGTTGAATTGGATAACCCAGATATGCACTCCACAATTCGGCAATCCTCTTGTGGTTTGTAATTGGATGCCCATAGCGGACACCTCTCTCATGAATAGTTTTGATGACATTATCAAATAACTGCTCAGTAGTTGTCGACATTAGTTTTGCTGTCTGTCATTCTGCGATGCATATCAAAGCCGTCTTTACGGCCTTTCCAATAACCTGCCTGGAATGCGTTATCTTTAATTGTTGAGTACACGCCCCATACAATAAAATAACCAAACACGCTATAAAGCACTAACCAAGGTGCTGTTGTTTCTATCATTTAGCCCTAACTATGCGCACATATTTTGTGGCACAGCTGTAGTGTCGCATTTGTGTATGACTTTGTGGATTATTTAGGGCGTAGTTTGTATAACGATTAGGTAACGATGTTACCCGTAATACCGCCCTAGAGCTGTAAATGAGCCATCCTTTGAGATAGGCACTAACGTGGGTGTTAGCGTCTTTCCTACGGCTTCTAGTATAGCAATACCCATCTGCCAATTCGCGCTTCCATAGCGTATATAAGAGGCTTTTTTCCTATCCATTAGATTACCTACCTCAACCCCGTATAAGGGTCTGTAATGGCTTCCTATGGCTTCTGTATAGGCACTCATGCCCAGTCTATGGCTATGTCCTGCTATGACCGATTTGCCCCATTTTTTAGCCAAGTTAAGAGCTGTGATACCTGCGTGCTGACTCATGCTGCCTTCATCGCCATGTGCTAATACCCAGCCAGGGTGGAATTCATAAGCTGTCTTGTGATAATCAATGCCCATAGATGCAAAGTCCATAAACTTAGGGTATTGCAACTCTGGTAAACCTATTAAGCCAGGTGCTTTCAGTAAAGTATTGTAAAGGCGATCAGTATGATTACTGCGGATAACACTAGCCTTTTTGCTGTACTCGGTAAGATCCCATAGTATGTCTTGACAAGCTGCACGATCTTCGTTAAGAGTTTGGCTATAAGCCAAAGGTGTGCCATCAGCCCACTTGCTAATTGTTTGAAAATCGATCTCATCGCCAACACATAAAACCTCGTCAAACTTCTCACGTCTTGCAAGTTTAATGACGTTTTTGACTGCCTGCTCATGATGGTATGGAATCTGTAAGTCTGATATTACTAGCCAACGCTTAATCTTCATCCTCTTCTGTAGGATCAATAGTAGGTATGATGCCGCCATTACCTATTACCCAGTCAGGCATAGTTGCCCTATCTGATACAAAGTACAATGCACAGCTCTCATTAAAACCAGCCTTACGTGCAGCTTTGTATATCTCGTTCATACAAATATAATGTTGTTCTAACTTAGATAATGGCTCAGGTGATTTACGCACCACGCGCTTATTTATCTTCTTACGTTTACGCCTTGTATCAGCCATAGGATTATTGTCGCTTAACTATTAAAGAATATAGATCATCAACACGCTGCTCTAATCTTGTTAACTGATCCTTCATGCTTGCGCCACCATTAGGACGTAGTTCGTTAAGCCAGCCTTTAACTAAAAAACGTAATCCTATTAGCACGCTTGTTAGCACGGCGCAACCGCCAGCTATAAAGCCAGCCCACTGTTCCGGTGTCATGCTTCATCTGCACCGAGGCCATAAGCATCATCGGATTTATCTAAAGCCCTAGCTGCTGGGCCTGCAAGTGCGGCCACTACCACTGATATAACTGGATCTAGTCCTAGCTCATTACTTGCTAAGAATGTTAAGAATGATACAAGAACACCCCTAAAGTATGATTTAAGTATTGCCTTTTGCTTATTGCTTATTTTCATATGTTACCCCCTAGTAGTGGTATATCAAACGGCTTGCTATCTTTATCGCCTAACTTTGTAAAACTAATATGTATGTGCTTTGTGTGCTTATTGAAACCTTTGTATTTACGCCACTTATAATTAAGTATTCTGCTAGCGATCATGCCATTATGTATCACGTAAGATATGCGCTTATCGGTTTTCGCACAGATTCTGATCTGGTCAGCCAAATATATTGAGATCCCCTCGGATGAATCCAAGCGAGAATCAACATCAATGGCTCGTACACACCCATCTGCATCTGGATTATGATCCGATTTTGTGGCGGAATGACGAGCATCGCCCAACCACCCATCAGAGGTAGAGCGACGATCTGGGTACCAGGTATCAATCTGATCTCTTAACTGTGTACCAGCTGCACAAAGCCAAGGCTTCATTTAGTGGCTATAAACCTAAAGCCCGAAGGTCATCAGTAGTTAAACCAAGTGCAGCTAACTTACCTTCGGCTGCTGCTTTGGCTTGCGCCTTTGCTTCGGCTTCGGCTTTCTGAGCAGTATTTGCTGCTTGGTCTATTTCATATTGCGCAAATTCTACATCGTTCATTTCTCTATCAGTAAATTCGCCATCGCCTGTGTATATTCTAACTGTTGGTTTTTTCATTAGTTCACTCCATAAATTAAGGCAGTTCCAGATGTTATATTTCCGCTACCAAATCTAATTGTTATAGTGGTTATTGCACCAGTTTGGTTATATGCGCCCATCCAACCATTGAGATAATTGAAATTTGTAGTAGTAGTTGCATTATTGACTATTGAATAAACTTGACAAATTTTCCAAGTTGTAGTGTTTGCGTAACTTGGAATATAAACTACATCTAAAGTTTCGTTGGTGCTATTATCTCTACTTGCACCAATTGTATTTTGTGTTTGATTGAAAGTAGCATTTGTTCCAGATAATGCAGCAATTTCAGCATATCTATTTGCACCAGAATCTCCATTAAATCTCATTTTCAAATCTTCATTGTCACCTGCTGGTTTGGCATTTTGAATAACTATATACAAATCTTTATATGTTCCTGCAATACTAGAACTGGTAACGCTGGCTCCTGATAAGGTTAGAGTTTCAATTAAAGTCATTCCACCACCACCAGCAGGGGTGGCCCAACTTGGAATACCACCTGCGACTGTTAGAACTTGTCCAGTGCTACCAATTCCAAGTCTTGCTGGTGTTGATCCACTAGAAGAATAAATTGTATCGCCTGTAGTTGTCATTGGATTAGTCATGCCAGTTGTATCTACGTTAGCCCAAGCACTGCCAGTGTAATATGTAGTTACGTTTGTATCTTTAAGATAAGCAAACTGTCCTTCTTGTGGTGATGTAATTGCTGCATCTCTAGCTGCTGCACTTGCAAAGACTAGAATGCCCTGCATTAGATAGCCGTTAGTATCGGCTGCAGTCAGCACCTCACCAGTTGTAAACGTCTTAAAACCTAATCCTGCTGCCATTTGTACTCCCTAGTAACTTAGGACATTATAGTCTAAAGTGCCATAAATCGTATCATTTAGGATAAATGCGTCTATGACTGGCTCTAATGTCGTGAACGTGGTTTTCCAACTATTTGGTGATATGTTCATACGCACACCAAAAATTTGTAATGTTTTCTCTAATGTAGATCCGCCAGGCTGGGTAGTAATTACCTTGATCGGATCAAAAAAGTCTAGGTCTAGGGCTGCAATAATGCCGCTATTGTAATTGTTTGTGTATAGGTCAAGCACTATGGAATCTACTCGGATGCTGGTCTCAGCTCTACTAGCCACATAAGCCTGTGCGTAATCTAAGGCTACGGCATCGGTCTGCATAAGTAGGTTGTCTAAGAAGTAGCTGTGTAAAAAATACTTGTCTATGCTGTCTTGGTTTGATGCGACCTGTGCTGTGCCACCTGCTCTAGTAATAGTAGCTTTGTTAAATATAAGTACATCGTTAAGAATCCAACTAGCATCAAAGTAATCTATACCTGTGCCGTTATCTGCAAAGACTGTCGGTGTGCCGCCAATAGATCCTGCAGTTACGTCTCTATCTTGGAATACGAACGACCCACTAGCATCTACGTATAATGCGCCATACTCTGAGGTGGCTACAGTAGTTAAGGCTTGCAGTGCTGTGCGGTTAGTGCCAGGATCTGCCTGCATAGTGGTCAGACCTGCATCTACATCGCGCATAGTCGCTGGCCAGTCAATTTCATCTAGAATCTCGTTAATACGTGTGCCTGCTAAGTCGCCTGCAGTTGCACCTGTAACTGTGCTTATCTGTGCTACCTGCGCTAATCTAAATGCATCTACAGCTTGTATAGTCGTAATGGCTACATCTTCACCAGATTCATCTGGGTAAGTCGTAACATAACTGGTAATAAATCCCTGAAACACAGGATAATTAACACCACTATATGTAGCACTTATCTGCACCTTTTTCATAGGAGTTAATAAATTGTAATATGGCCCAGTTACATTCTGCGGATTAAAATCGCCATTTTGATCTACTATGCGTAAGGTAAGTGCGCCTGTCTGAAATTGATCTGATAATGCAGTACGGCCTCGGTTAGTCTCTATGCGATTTACCTTATTAGATACATCTACAATTACAGCTGTGGCATCACCTAATACGTTTGTGTCTAATATGCCTGATCCCAAAATAAGAGTCTGCGCAAAATTCGGCCCAGTCGAGAAATTTATTAAAGCGGTTATTACGGGTAAGGTCATACTAAGAATCCAGCAGGTACTGTTGAGTAACCTGATCTAGTCGCCACCTGTATGCTTTCTGCTATAGCCTGACTCAACCTGTCGCCACCTGCATCTACAGTAACTTTAATATCCATCGGGCTCTGTGATGATGATCTTTGTACGCTACCTGTACTAAAGCCGCTTAAAAAATCGTTAATGCGTGAGTTTAATTCTTTAGTGTCTAGTATTGCCGCCTGTATTACTGGCTCGCTATATGTAGGACCTGATGGACCTGATGGACCTGATGGACCTGATGGTGCTGTTGGACTTGTAAAATTAAACTTAGCAAGCATGGCTATAATTCTGGCATTAATTTCCCTAATTACAGATATGCCTAAATCTTCTATGTAGGTATCTATCTTATTAGATAAGGTTCTAACTTTCATTATTCCAAAATCCTCTAAGCTCATACCTGCAAGTTTGGCCTGATCGGCTAACTTTTTTAATGCCTCGGCTGCTTCTAACTCGGCTAGTAACTTCTTAGCCATAGCCTCGTTATTGTCTAGGATTGCTAACTGTGCTTTTAGGCGTAATTTAGTTTCTTCATCGGTTGCGCTGTTTAAGGCTGCGTTTAAGCCTATGCGTTCTAGGTCAAACTTCTTTTTCAATTCTTCTACGTTTTTATTCTCAATAGCGTTTTTCTTTGATAATAAATCGTATTCAACTTTTTTAGCTCCTGCTAACTTAGCCTCTATGCGAGCATTTAATATTCTAATTCTGGCTAATGCTGAGTTTTCTTTTTCGCTTATAGGTCGTTTACTAGTCGCTAAGCCACCTATAGCATCTACACCTATAACACCAAAAGCACCTAATACAGCAGCTGGTTTTTTACTTAAAATTGCTAACGCTAATAAACCTGCTTTAAATGAAGGATTTTGTACAAGGTCAGTAAACTTTCTAATTAACTTTGCCATCTCAACAGTAGCAAAGGCTATGTTATCGCCTAGATTTTCAAAATCTGTAGAAAGCCCAGATATTGATTGATCCTTACTTAATATAACTAATGCATCTACTAAGCCTGTACCAATAGATTTAGTTGCTTCGTCTGCGCCTTTTTTCAGCACATCCATCTTGCCAGCGTATGTATCTAATCTAGCTGCTGCCTGACCACTAAACTTTTTCTCTAGTTCAGCCATGATTTTATTCATGTCGCCAGTCGCTAATATGTTTTTATCTATGCCAGTGTTAAGTCCGTTAATTGCTTTAGTTTGCCCTCTTACACCTGCGGCTATTGCACCTACTACTGTTG